GGCGTTAGACATGATTTATAAATATAAAAATTTTGAAGTTTTAAGTTTTTATAAAGATTCATTATTTTTAAGAGAGCAAGAAATAGCCGAAACGCTCTAACGGGCGTCACGTACAAGGTCTGTAAAACATAGGGAGAAAACAAAATGAATTTTTACAATTTATATATGTTAAATTGCGGTTGGACACCATATTCATATATAGACATAGCGTATCTACATGATGGAAAAATAGTTCATGATTCTGGTGCGGGAAAAGATATGGTTTCTAAATACCATAATTTTAGAGTAGTCGCTTTTATAATGGATAGTGTAACTTTAGAAGAAGTGTCAGAAACACAGTAACGGTACACGAATACATATTATTTAAAATAGAGAAAAACCTCTTGACATTCTATCAAATAAGTGTATAATAGATAATGTAAGGAAGATACAAAACAACAAAGCATTAAACAAGAAAGCGAGGAAACAAAAATGACAAAGAAAGAAAAAGAAATCTATGAGTTCACAAAACACAGTGATTTAAGCCCGTTCGGAGCAGAAATATTTCACTACATTAGCGGGGCATTTCCTAGAGCTAAAATGGAAAATGTAATCAATGTAGTTCATCAGTTACAACAAGATGAGATTGAAACTAATAAACAACATCTTATGAGCTTAATGGGATTTTAAGAAAGCGAGGAAAACGCAATGGTAAGAATATCAGCAAAAACACAATATAATTTAATGAGAGCGGTGGAGAGATATAGTAACTACTATAAAAACACGACTCACACTTATTTCTTTCAAGGAATATACCGTGATACAGATAATACTTTTGTCTATCACGTCACAAGAATTTCTAACAAAGATCTTGGGCGTCTGGTAAAACCGGAAACAGTTGGATACATTAAATTATATTTATATAATAAAACAAAAAAGACCGAATTTTTCAGATAAGCCGAAACGGGAGACCCGCTCTCCCGTCACTGGAAGATAGCTACTTACAGTCTGACGATGGCAAGCTAACAAGTCACGCAGTTTCGCTACATTATTTAAAGAAAGAGAGGAAACAAAAATGGAAAAGGTAATTTCCAGAACCATCCCAAAATCCGTAACATACCAGATCATGACGGTATCGCCAACAGACGGCATTAAAAATGGAGACTTTGTAGAATGGGATCATGAGATTACTACAGCGGCGGAAAGAGACGAGATTTTAGAGTCTTTCGGTATTGCAAAGGGTAATCTGATCGAAGTTGACCGGAAAGAGGAAACCCGCTTCATGCCGCTGTCTACGTTCATCGAGAACTCAATGACGGCAGAGGAATACGACGCTTACAAAGCGTCAAAGAAGTAAAGAATGTAAGCGAGCAACATTCTAAATGTTTCACGTGAAACATGCTTGCAACATTGCACACCAATAATTAAATTCAAATCAGAAAAGGAGAAAAAAGTTATGTTATACGCAAGAGGTAGAGTTTATTCCACATTTTCCAATGACGGAAAGTTTTCCATTATGGTAGAGATTACAGATGATGCCGCGGAATATCTGATCTCAAAAGCGGGTCTGAACACCGATATTGACTGTCCGGTTAAGACGTCCGATGACGGCACAAAGCTTGTAAAGGCACACACCCAGTTTGATTTTCCGGTGTATCTTGATGGTGTTGAGCAGAACCCGAATGATGAAGCGGCAATTAAGGCGGAAGAGATCGGGGTAGATTCCGAGGTCGAAATTGCGTTTAAGGTTGTTGAGGGCAAGTACAAGGGCAAGAAGTACCAGAGTGCATACCTCAAAGGTATTGACATTTCTAAGCTTGTACCAGCAACACCGTATAACCCGTTTGACAAAAAAGATCATAGTGCAATGCAGTAAAAGCCATTGCACGGCGTAAGAATGACATTTATGGCATGTACGGCGAAACCGGCATGGAGCGGCATGTCTTGCCGTACATGGCATAAAACAACAATTTATGTGGTACTATTGCATAGGCTTCAATTACGAAATTCCTCCTAATCCTTACAAAAAATGTCCTATGTCCGCGTAATTGGAGTCTATGGAGTAGTACCGGATTGACTTTTGTGGGCGTAAACCGACGGGAAAAACCGTGCCCCGCGCCGTGGTTGGCGCGAGCCGATACCGCGAAACTCTAAAACTATTAACGCGGCGGTAATTCTGTTAATTGCTACCGCCGCAGAAAAGAGGAGAAAATGAGTATTGTTATCGTAATGTTGTTTATTATACTTGATTTTATTACCGGAATTGTTATGGCTGTTAAAAACAGTAATTTTAACAGCAGTGTAATGCGTGACGGACTTTTTAACAAGTTCGGCGAAATTGTAATTGTGGCAATTGGGCTTCTGATCGATTACGGTCAGAGTTTTCTTGATATGGGATTTAATGTTCCGGTACTCGAGAGCATTTGTGTATATATTATTTTAATGGAAATTGGCAGTATTCTCGAGAATGTGAGCAGAATCAATAAAAAGTTAGTACCGGAAAAGATAAGAGAGATCTTAGAGAAAGCACCGAAAAAATAATAAAATGTTTCACGTGAAACATTTTAGGGGCTATCGTCTAATGGTAAGGCAACGGATTTGACTCCGTCAATGCGGGTTCGATTCCAGCTAGTCCAGTTTAAAGGGGGAACGTAATGTCTTTTTATAATCTTGATAGTATAAAAAAAATAAAAGACTTAGATAATGATGAACCAATTTTGAGAATGATTATTGGAAACCGTAGCGCCGGAAAGACAACGGCACTTTTAATTGAAAGTTTGAAAAATGTACAGAATGATAAACAGGTTGTCTTTTTGTATCGGACACAGGACGAAATTTCGAGCAGTGGAAAGATGTATGAAGATATTTTGGACAGTTGTCCAGAGTATGGAAAAGTTGTAACTAATAAAAGTATTATAAAAGGTTTGATTAGTGCTATGATGCTACATGATAAAGATGATAATGTTAAACTACTTGGATATGCTGTATACTTTAACAACACCGATAAACTTAAAAAATACAGCCCAATGTTTAAAGATGTAGAACTTATCGTTTTTGATGAATTTGTCCTTGAGAATAACGGATATTTAAAAAATGAATTGACAAAATTTGAGAGTACATTAAGGACGATATGCAGAGGTAAAGGAAAACAGGTGCGGGAAGTGCCCGTTTATATGCTCGGCAATTATGTGACACTTTTAAATCCCTATTTTATTTTTTTTGGTATACATAAGAGATTAAGAGATAACACTAAATTTTTGCGTGGTCATGGATGGGTTGCGCAGTTTGTTGTTAATAAAGACGCGCAAAATGCACTAAAACTTTGCAAACTCGGTATAATTTTTAAAGATAGCACTTATCAGATTAGTAGTGCTGATGGTATTTATATGTGTGATGCAACAGCTTTTGTCGAAAGCGTAAGCGGAAACAGCCGCTATATATTTACGCTCGTTTGCGGGAAAGATAGTTATGCAGTTAGAGAGTACCCAGAAAAAGGTATTGTGTATATTGACAGGACTGTTGACCAGAGTTGTAAATATCGCTTTACGTTTGACGCGAGCAGTCATAACGTCGATACTTTAATGCTTAGTAGCCAGAGTTTTATCTATGACTATCTTAAGAGGAGTTATGACCTCGGGTTGTTGAGGTTTAAAGATCTGAAATGTAAGGATATTGTGCTCGATATACTTAGTGTGAGGTTGATGTGATGGCGGCTATAGTTGATTATGGATATATAAGCCAAACTTGGTTAGTGCTTGCTAGTTTAATACCTAACGAAATCGGGCGCGCGGCTTTAATGGGTAATTGGTATGCAGAGAGTCATATTATACCTTATTGTATACAAGGTAATGTTGCACCACCTTGGACACCTAGTGTTAATTATACAAATAAGGTTGATAGCGGGGAATATAGCAAAAATAACTTTGTCTACGATCAAAAAGGCTATGGCTTTGCACAGTGGACTTCATCCGGCAGAAAGTTAGGACTATATAATCTAAAAGAACAAATGGGAACTAGCATAGGAGCACTCGAACTTGGAATTGCTTTTGCAACAGAAGAATTAACAGGTTCTTACCGCTCTACACTAGACGTTTTATTAAATGCAAGTGATTTTAGAAGCGCTAGTGATTATGTGCTACATAACTACGAAAAGCCGCAAGATCAAGGAATAGGCGCGCAAGAGACTAGGGCTGATTACTCGGAACAGATTTATAATAAAATGCATGGAATCTTGCCGCCGGAAATAAAAGTGTTGACTATAGAACCTATTAGTGCTAGTATAGTAGATGGGGGGAGCGTTAGAATTACAGTTAATGCTAACTCTGAATGGACTTATAATCTTGGACAGTATTTAGCCGCGACAAAAGAAGATAATGCTTTGATCGTTAGCGGCAACGCAAACGGTGCGCAAGTTACAAGCGTTGTAAACTTTTGGTTGGTGGATGATAGGAACGTTACTGCACAATGTCAGATTGGTATAAACAGACCCGCGCCACCCATCCCCGAAATTAACGTAACACCGTATAGCCAGAGAGCAAACGTTGGTACTGTTGTTAGGTTTAATGTAAGATCAAATTATGATTGGGGAGTTAATGTACCATATGGTGCGGAACTTGTTAAAAAAGAAAGAGGTTATTGCTATATCAAAGTAAATGTTACAGCATTGCGGAGAGTTGTTATACGTTTCTTTATTTTAAGTGATACAAATATTTATCAAAATTGTACTATCAATATATACGGTGTAGCACCTATTCCAAGTGCAAGAAAGACACCGTTTATATACTATTTAAAACCATTTTTAGGGAAAGGAAGGTAGAAAAAATGACAGCAGATGAAGCTTTAAAAGCAATCTTAGGCAAGATTGACGCGCCGGAAGAATTAGATGAAGAAATCAATGTGATTACAGAATCCATAAGAAGCGGCGCAAATGTAACAGATGACGGCTACAAGGAACGGTATGAGGGCTTGCGCGAAAAGTACATTGCGCGTTTTGGCGAAATGTTAGGCGGACAGGAAACACCGAAAGCGGATATTGAAGAACCGAAAGCCGATGTTGGCGTGGTCGAAGATGTAACGCCGGAAATGCTTGACTTTGACGGAAGTACAGAGTGAGAGAGGAGAGAAAAATGGGTAACAAAGTGGCGGCTACAAACGTAGCCATTTTAAATGCAGTGCGATCAATGCAGAGTTTGGAATATCGTGATCGAATCCCCGAAGCTACAGCGGAGAATATCTCGAGCATTTACGAGAATCTGTTGAACATCGTTCCATTACGAAATGCATTTGCTAACGCATTAGTTGAGCAGATCATGGAACAGAGAATCGAAACCGTCTTTTTCGAGAATCCTCTGGGAGTGCTCAAGAGAGACCCGATGCGTTACGGCGGAACAGAGGAAGAAATTTTTATCAACATGGCAAAAGGTAAACAGTTTAACCAGTTCGCGACCGTTGCAGAACTGTATGCTTACTATCAGTCAAGCGTTATGGCGGCGTATCACAAGATCACACCCGCTATCCAGTACGCGGTTACAGTTACTTTTGATAATTTGCGTACAGCGTTCCGTTCAGAATATGGCGTGCGCGATCTGATTAACGCAAAAGTTCAGTCGCTTTTTACGGCGGCAAACTGGGATGAATACCTTTGTATGAAGCGCCTTATTGAGAGCGCAAGTGCGGCAGATCAGCTTTATGCGGTCAATGTTGCAGACCCTACAGCGAGCGCAGAAAACGCTAAAAAGCTGACAAAGCTTGTAAAAGCTTACATCGGACAGATAAAATTTCCCCATCCAGAGTACAACATTGCCGGAGCAGACAGTTGCGCAAACGATCAGACTATCTTTTATATCACTACGCCGGAGATAGACGCAGAGTTAGACGTTGAGGTACTTGCTACAGCGTTTAATATGGACAAGGTGGATATTAACGTCCGCAAGATCATCATTGACAAGTTTGATGACCCGAACATTAAGCTTGCGTTATTTGACATGAGATTTTTCAATGTGCGCGAGAATTTTCGGACACTGACGGATTCGAGAAATGGTGCTGCGTTGACATGGAATTATTTTTACACAATGAGCGAAATGTTTTCTTATTCTCCGTTTTTCCCCTGCATTGTTTTTACTACGGATACTGTCGGTCTTACAACCGTAAGCGTTACAGATACCGCCGGAAATGTGGGAACAGACGTGGAGATCACAGCATTAGTAACCGGAGACAGCCAGTACACGCCGCAGATGCTCGATTTTGATGTTGAGGGTGCGACGAGCCAGTATACAAGTTTTATTCCGGGGTCTAATATCTTGCATATTGCAAATGACGAAAAAGCGACAACGCTTACCATTAAAGCAACATCAAGATATAACAGCACGATCAGCGGAACTGGTACAGTTACAGTCAATCAGTAATGTTTCACGCGAAACATTGATTTTTGAGGGGAGTGTAATGCTCCCCTAGAAATGAGGAAAGCATGGATAACATGATACCGATGCCGACACAAAAAAACGTAGATGTAATAGCACCTGTTGCGCAAGTGAGGATATGTCGAGGGATTCCATGGGATTCGTCCTATAATCATGTTCGCCTTTTCAATAGCCGCGAAGAACTTTTTGCATATGTTGACAGTAAATCAATATATGCTACTGACAACGCCGCACCCGTAAAACGTGGTTATGCAGACTTTGCCGCACCAGTCAATGAGTTATATGCAGACAGCGCAAACTATATAGCTTTTAAAAATGTAGGCTATATGGATGATTGGATATATGGTTTTATTACAAGCGTAGAACCGTTGTCTGTTAATTCTTGCCGTGTCCATTTTATTATGGACGTTTGGACAAATTGTCAGTTTGATATGGTTCTAAATAAGTGCTATATCGAGCGGCAGATTGTAAAAAAGTCTGACGATATTATAGGCAAGTATACTTTTCCGGAGGGATTAGAAACCGGAGAGTATATCGTTAAACAGGAAACAGAACAAAATTATGATGCACCGGAAATAAGTGATCGAAACATTATGAGTGTTGTTATTCCGAGTGCGTTTGACGAGAACGGAAATTTTAACGGCGGAGAATTTAGAGATGGTGTGTATACTGCTATCACTTTTAACGTTTTTAATAACGGAGAAGGCGCAAACGAATTTTTAATTGCCGCTAACGCAAACGGTACGATCGACGGAATTTTAAACGCGTTTATGATGCCTACAAGCTTTATTGCAGAGGAAACGCAATTTAAGCAATTAAATTTGCCTAAAAAATACGATAGTATTGATGGTTATGTTCCAAAAAACAAAAAGCTTTTTTGCTATCCATATAATTTCCTGTATGGGAACAACAACAACGGCACGGGAATTGAGTATAAATACGAATTTTTTTCCAGCGAAGCTTGTAGTTTTACCTATACAGTAGCAATGACACCCAACCCGTTATTAGTATCTTATCCAATCCAGTATAAAGGTTTTGCACAGGATTACTCTGATATGCTTACGTTTTCGGACTATCCAAAATGCGCAATAATGACAGATGCATACAAAGCATATGTTGCACAGATGACGAGTACAGCGGGTGCAAGTGCTTTAATGAGTGCGGGAAGTGTGGTATCACAGGGAGTTGACACAGCCGCCGGAGTTTTTAGTGGAGTTGGTAAAGCTTTAAGCGGTGCGGGCTTTGGATTTTTAGGTGCGGCGGCAAGCGGCACAGGAAGCGCTTTAGCTACAGGAAAACAAGCCGCAAGTGATGCTTTTAAGTCTAGCCCGCTTGCAACACTTAGTAGTACTGATTGGTCGGAAGTTATTGGCGATGGTATTAAATCCGTAGTTAATCATTATTTACAACCGAGCGGAAACGTAACTACTTCTAGTGGCAATGCTAGTAAAATTATCGGTAACGATCACATCAGCTATTATCCTATGCAAATTCGTGCAGAGTATGCACGCAAAATTGACGACTATTTTACGATGTTTGGCTATAAGATAGGCGAGATTGGTACACCATCAATCCACAACCGGAGCGCGTGGGATTTTGTCAAAACACGTAATTGCACAATCAGCGGAAACATTGATTTAGATTACCTTGTCATTTTGCGATCTATTTTTGATCGTGGTGTGACAATATGGCATACTAATGACATAGGTAATTATGGACTTGCCAATAATTGATAGGGAGAAATGGAAATGAAAAAACAATCAAAAGATGCTGAATATTTTAGTGTACCACAATACCGAAACTATTATATCCGATATTTCAACATGTTACATGAAATGATTGTGAACCGTTTTGAGTGGATAGGATTGCCAGATGAAATACCACCGCAAGTGCTAGAGGACTATCTTTTTTGGTGGGGGCAAACTGTCTTTTTTAAAGATGACGTTGTAGAGAAATATGCCGTCATGAAAACCAACCTTGGCGGCACTGTGGACATCTACGGAGTGCCGAACATGCGTTTTGCTTACGCACAACAGTATTTTAAAACCTTAGGAAAAAATAATAGCGTTATTATCTGGGATAGTAGCGTAGGATACCCGAGCGTAGATTATGTGCAGATGTATGCAGAAAGTTTAGCAAATATGAGAATGACTAGAAACCTTAACATTTATGCACAGAGAACACCAATCGCAATAGCGGCTAGTGAAAATCAGCGATTAAGTATAAAAAATTTATTTAAACAATACAATGACTTTGTACCATTTATTGCCGTTAAAGACGGTGTTACAAATCTCGATAATGTCAAAGTCCTTAAGCTTGATGCACCTAACGTATTCGGCGATCTCACTACAGCTATGCGGCAGGAAATCACAGACTTTTGCGTGCAGTTTGGTATTAGTAACATTGACGGCACAAAAAAAGAGCGTTTAGTTACGAGTGAGGTCGAACAAGATGCGGATTTGACACTTATTAACAGACAATCATTTCTTGGAGTGCGAAAGCGTGCTTGCGATCAAATCAACCGTTTATTTGGGCTTAATGTTGATGTACGATACATCGGTAGCGGTTTAGGCGTGGAACGAAAAGAAAAGCTTGTGAATGGGGGTGGCGAAAATGGCGACATATACGACCAGACTTAGGGATTACATCGAAAGCTTTACGGACTGGAAAGATATAAACGCTACTACTTATGACAAAATCGAAAAAGGTATACCGAAGCTTTTCGATTTTAGTTTTCCATGGTACAATGAAGATGAAACAAGCCGTACAGAATTTGAGCGTATGTTTATCATACACTTTTACATGTGCGAAATCGGGTTTGAAACGATTGGGCTTTTTAAACTAAAACTTAATGATACACTGCGGCGTAACATGCCAAGATACAAGGCGATGTTTGACAGTAATTTGAGTGTTGCGCAGATTTTAGAGAATACAAATATGACGTTTGACGATACTGACACGAGCGACGGAAACAACACGTCAGAAGCAGACAGAACCATGAGCGACACTAACAATAGTAGCGCTAATGATCAACGTATTAACAGTGATAACCCACAAGTTAATTTTTCCGGTACGGACTATGCGTCCGGCATGACTAGAGGTCAAAGCACAGGAAAGGACAGCCGCGCAGTTAGTGAGAAAAACACAGGTAAGAGTAATACATCAGTTATAGACACTAGCCATCGGACAGAAAAGGGATGGCGCGGTAGCAAGATGAATGAACTTGTAATGTATCGTAAACACATTGTAAACGTCAACAATGCTATCATTGCAGATTGTGAGGAATTGTTTATGAGTGTATTTAATGATTTTCTTTATTTGAAGGGGGGGTATTGGTGTGTTTAGACCATACTACATCGAATCGTTACCTGCGGCTTTTGACGAAAGTCTAAGCTATGAAGAACAACTAAGAAAACTTGCATTGTCAATAAAAGCAATTAAAGTAAATCTTGACAACAACTTGAGCAAGTATATTTTTGATAATCTTGACAAAATAATGATTGAAGTGTTGTACGATGCAGATGCGGAAACAATTCTACTTAAAAAAGAGATAAAAACATCGTCAGAAACACATTCACTTGACATATCGGAAAAAACAATAAAGATAGGGGGTTAATTTATGAATTATGTGGAGTTTTTTGAGATTGCGGGCGAAAAAATTGCTGTGAAGGACAAAGAAGCGCGGGAACTTATAGCAAACATTCTTGACGATGGAGCGGTTGTCCTTATTGGCGATAGTTATGGCGAAGGGTATACGCCGCAAGGTACTGTTGCTAGTTGGATTGACTTAATCAAAAAAGATTTTACTAAATGCTATACAAGCGCTATCGGCGGGAGCGGCTTTTTAAATGGCACAACTTTTTTACAACAACTTGTAAACTTAAGCGCAAATATCACAGAAGACGTTAAGCTTGTAATTGTTGGCGGCGGATATAACGACAAAGGCTATACGCAAAGCGATATTACAGCGGCAATATCCACTTTTGCAAGCTATGTGAAAGAACGCTTTCCAAGCGCAAAAGTAATAGTTGCAGAAATGGGGTGGGGCGTTGACTTACATTCACGGACGGATATTTTTAACAACGTTTTCCAATCATATGCAGTTGGATGCGCCACGAATAACTTCATTTATAGCGCGGCTTGCACATATCCGTTACATGACTATAGGCTTTTTAGTAGTGACGGTTTCCATCCAAATGCCAACGGGCAGATCGCAATTACCAACGCATTAAAATCGATTATTAAAACCGGAACCTATGATTGGAGTTGCCCATGGCATTTAATTCATATAGCGCCGAACACAAATTTCGGAACGCCCGAAGCAGATTATTTAGGAATTAGTATTTCTAAAGACCAAGTAAACATCAATATTAGACCTATCCAGTTTACTGTAAACAATGTTACCTTAGAAGGCGGTAAGTTTAGAAAAATTGGAGAATTGCCGACAGACGTTCTTAGCGGCTATTCAAATGAAAGTCCATTCTGTTCAATCAACGTTCCTACGTGGGCACAAGATAACACAGGTCATTTTTACTCTTTTAATGCTACACTTGTTTTTAACAGTACTGACAAAGGCGTTTATCTTTATATCACAAATGTGCAACCAGATGGTAGCGGTTATTTTAAACTTCTTAATACAACTGCAATGCGATTCATGGGAGCACAGACAACTTTACCGGCGTACTTATGCTAATCTGAAAAGGTACTATCTTCATGATAGTACCTTTTTATATCTGTAGTTATCCACATCGAACAAGTGTTCGTGCTAGACGGACTAATGGTGTCCGTCTACCGCGGACACTGTTTTTTCGTGTTGTGTGAACAACTTTGAAAACTCGTTGAATTGTCTGAAAACTTAAAAATCAATATGCATTATGCACAAAGATTTAGTAGATCTTTGTGCATTTTTACTATTGACAAATTGGAATAGATCAACTTTTATGTAGCAAATTTAACATCTGATTTATCGAACGTATGTTTGTGTTTTTGGGGAAAACAGTGTCCGCCCTACAC